TAGCCTCAATTTGAAAGACGGTAGCACTTACAACATGCGTTACTTGATACTCTTGATTTAAAACGTTTGCAGTTATCACCCCACCAAGACTTGCTGCATTTGTAAAAGTTACAAAATCATTTTCTAAAGCACCATGATTATCCGCATCTGTTACAGAAATTGTGCAACACGTTACCGCCGCACTATCCGAATGAGCCGCCGCAGTCGTTCCGTTAATCCCGCGTTCACATCCTGTCAAAGTCGCACTGCTAACTCCGCCATACGTTATTTGTTCTGAGCCAATCAAAATGCGACCACCACCTGTAGGAAACCCACTAGCACTGTTTAAAGTTATAGATTGTGCCGAGTCTGTAATGGCTCCATTTAACGTGTCGGCTCCCCCCGCAAAGGTAACGGAGGAAGATGCAACTCTAAGAGGGGTTATGTCGTGGTATGTTCCGCCCTCACTTATGTAATACTTTAAGGTTGTTCCAACACCTATGTATTTTTCACCCGATAAAGCCACCCAAGCATGAAGTGCACGACAAGTGCCTAAAAAAGCATTGTTAGAGTTCTTTATCCAACCGCCTATCTTTTCAGGAAACCCCATGCGAAATCGTATTTTATCGCCATCAAACCAACCACCTTCGTTACTGTACGAAGTGGTTTCCCTGTTTATTCCAGGCTTAAACTGTAGCTTTGTTAAGGGCATTAGGCATCATTCTTTGCATCTGTAGTAAAGAAAAGTTTTATTCCTAAAAGTCTAGCATCTCCTGCCTGACTATCCGCAGAAACGTCCCGCATAATTTGAAAGTATGTTTGTGTGTCCACTGCGGCACTAGCCACTGTTACCGCGCCACTAGCCGCTGAAACAGTCATATCGTTAGAGGTTCCACTGAAAGCCTTTGCCGTGGCTACCACATTAGTTCCAAAGGCAGTATTTACTGAAGCATCATCTGCTATGCTTACGCCTGACAATCCCCAAGCTACAGTGCCTGTATCTGTTCCCGTGACGGTCCAAAAGGCTTGAAACGTGATCGTTCCCTCATTCCAAGATTTAGGAAAACAGACTGTAAACTGTGCGTTTTCATCAGAACTTGGATCAAAGTCCAAGCACTTTAATTCAGGCCCATTGCTTAATTCAACTTGAGCTAAATCGGCACAACCGCTGGTGGTGTTGGGGTACATTGCTGTTGCAGGCACATATATAGTTTCTAAACCTGCCACTTTAGCAGCAACACCATCAACCGTTAAAACGTCTGCTTCTAACGTGCCGTCAATGTCAGCATTGCCTGATATATCTAGTGTAGCCGCATCTAACTCGCCTGTAAGCGTAAGATTACGCAGGCTTGCCACATCTTTATTAGCGTCCGCCGTTACAGTTTTACTTGCTACAACCGTACCAACAGCCGCGCCTGTGTCGTTATAGTTTAGCTCTGCCGCAGTTGCAGTAATTTCCGTACCCGCAATAGCCAGAGTAGTGCCGTTAACCTGACCACCGCTGCTATAAATAACCGCTTTGCTGTTAACAATTGTTCCTGCCGACGATCCGTCAACAAGGTTTAATTCAGCACCCGTAGAAGTAACTGTTGTGCCACCGAGCTTTAAAGTTGCAAGAGCCGTGGTTCCCGCCAAGTTAACATCTGTTAGCAAATCATAAACAACGGCCCCTGAACCCTGACCATCCGTTGCAATCATTTTTACTTCGCCTGCGGCAACGGCAACGTTGGCCCCTGTTCCTTGAGAGAACGTCAGCGTTGCACTTGTCGCGTTTTCAATCAGCCAAACCTTAGACACGGTGTTGGGTGCAAGCGTAACCGTACAGGCTTGACCTCCGCCCGTACATTTTAAATACAGAGAACGCGCCTGATCTGACTCACCATCAGCTATTGTAATTGTATGTGTGGACGCATCGGCTATGGCCTCGGAGCCGTAAGAAAACGCTTCGCCAATAAGTTCTAAATTTACGTTTGTTTTAGTTCCCCACGTACCAGACGCTTCGCCAGTACCAATCTCTTCTAACCTTAGATCGTTTACATATGTACTAGCCATGTCATTATCCTATGCCGCAATGTCCGTCCAAGACGGTGTTTGTGAGGGAGTTATAGCAGAGAAGTTTGAATTTTGCGAGGGTGTGATTTCACCCCAAACAAGAACTGATCCAACTGAACCCGTAGCCGAAAGACCCGTCACATTAGCATTAGCGTCACCAACCGAAGTGGCTGTACCAACAGAAGCCGTTCCCGCAGATGGTCCTGTGACCGTAACTACCGCGCCAACTGCAACAGTTCCAACAGAACCTGTTCCTGCCACGCCCGTTACAGCGGTATCTACAGGAACATTACCAAACCCCGCTATGGAGTTGTCAGCTAGTGGGGCAAAGCCTAACATTTAAGTTATTTCAACCCAACTCGTTGTATCTTCATTCCAAGCGTAGTTTTTGTTATCACTAGGACGCGAAACAGGTGCTTCCCACAGACAGGTCGTTTCGTTTAACGTCCAACTTGCATACGGTTGTGGTGTATAAAAAGCATCCCTTGTGCTATCATACGTGTAACCAATCCCAGCATAGTTTTTACGCAGTGGTGTGCCGCCTAGCGTATGCTGACCGCCGTGTGTATTGTATGACGTTTGAACCCAAGTGCCTGCTTGAGTATTAATGAAATCTTGCTCTGCCACAATGACTTGCGTGACAATTCCTTTTTCTACTTTTGCAAAATGACTCATGCTGTATATGTCCCTGAGCTAGTAAATTTCATTATAACAGTATCTTCAACTGAAGTGATGGTTGGGCTACCAGTGACAGTTCCAGTAAATCTGTTTGCGGGGACAGTTATGACAACTACACCTGATCCCCCAATACTGCCGTGTGTTTCAACGCCACCACCGCCGCCGCCGCCGCCTGTATTAGCAGTTCCTGCTGCTCCATTGCCACTGTTGCTTGCACCAGCACCTCCACCCCCAGAAGCTGTGCCACCAGTATGAGTACCACCATTATCAGCAGAACCACCTCCACCGCCACCAGCGTAAGTTACAGAACTACCTGTAATTGAATTAGCTGTGCCTGAGCCGCCATTACCTGCCGCGCCTGAGCCACCTCCAGAACCAGATGAGTTTGTACCAGCAGAACCAGCACCACCTCCACCACCACCTGATCGGAATGTGGAATTATCGGTGAGGCCAATGCCACCATCATTACCCTGCCCAGATGTGCCTGATCCGTTAAGACCATTAACCGTAGCATTTTGATATTGACCGCCACCACCACCAGAGCCACCGTCCTGACCAGTGCCAGCAGCCCCATTTGAAAAACCTGCACCGCCTCGTCCACCACCCGTGGCTGTAATAGTTGTAATTCCTGACCCACTAAATACCGAGTTGCTGCCGTTACTAGCCTGTCCCCCACCAGCACCTACAGTAATAGTATATTGTTGACCTGCGGTTAGTGTGGCAGAAGCTGTTCCCGAAAGAAGCCCACCAGCACCACCACCGCCGCCTCCAAAATATGCACCTGCGCCGCCACCAGCAACAACAAGATAAGTGGCTGTGTAGGCAACTGCTGGTGGAGTTAAATACCGCAGAATAGCTATACCAGAGCCACCTGTTCCGGGATTCCCGCCGTTCGAGTTTGCTCCTGCTCCGTTACCGCCAGCACCGCCGCCGCCGCTACCAGTATTAACTGTTCCAGCGATACCCGTTGTTGTAGTGACTGCGCCATACCCGCCGCCGCCAGCGCCGCCATCGCCGCGAGATATACTCGCTCCACCGTCTTGACCAATACCGCCGCCGCCGCCGCCAGCGCGAGTAACAGAAGAACCGGTAATAGAAGAGGCAACACCGTCACCGCCATCACCGCCTTTTGAAGTTGTCCCATTTGCACCGGCTTGACTTGCACCGCCGCCTCCGCCAGCGCCACCCCAAGGATTGTTGGAACTAGTACCAGTACCACCAGCATACCCTTGACCAGATGTACCAGATGCTCCGGATGATGTTATTGTGTTGGTTCCACCACCACCACCGCCAGAACCGCCCGATTGGGCAGCATTAGTGGAGTTGATAATGTCGCCGTAGTACGCACCGCTGCCGCCGCCACCAACTGAAGTAATACTTCCAAAAACAGAATCAGAGCCATTACCGCCTTTTGACATTGTCCCGTTGCTTGGAATTGTTCCTCCGCCGCCAATGGTAACTGTGTAATCACCAGAAGAAACAGCAAGTGCGCTCTCCGCACTTGCGCCGCCGCCAGATGATTCGCCCGTTACAGAGGAACGATAACCACCAGCACCAGCCCCACCGCTATAACCACGTCCACCGCCACCACCACCGGCGATAACCAAATATTCTACTTCGGCACTTCCAGAGGTAACGGTAAAAGTGCCACTGCTAGTAAAAGTGTGGATAGTGTAATCACCGCTAATAGTTTTAATACCACCAAAGGCATTTATTGAATCACCTCTACTTGCAAAAGCACCGAAACCTAGAACTTGATAGCCAAAACTCATTTTAGTTTCCTAACCATCGTTTGCTAAGTCTGTTGTAAAGAATATTTTAATTCCATGCAATTGAGCATCTCCATTCATGTTGCCTTCGGAAACATCCCTTCCAAACCTAAAGTAACACAACTCATCATCTCCGGGAGAGCCGCCTATGGTTAATGCACTGCTAACCGCAGAAACATTTAACTCTTCAACGGCACCTTGAGCGGCATCTGTAACTGCAACGGCTGTTCCATAAGCAACATCAATGGTGGTATTGTTGGAAATAGCAACTGCATCAACAGTCCAATTAACATTAGTAGTTGCAGCAATCCCAGACCAAAAAACTTGATAAGTCACTGTTCCAGCGTTCCAAGATTTAGGAAACGCTATTGAGAATTGAGCAAAACTGTCAGCGGCTACTGGAAACGCCAAAACAACCATATCGGGTCTACCTGAAGTGGTTTCAACACTAGCTAAAGCAGTACAACCATTTGACGTAGTTGGTGACATAGCGGTGGCGGGAACCCAAATTGTTTCTAAACCCGCTGTCTTAGCTACTTTTCCATCTAATTGATTTAATTCCGCCGCAGTGGATGTAACCGCAGTTGATGCTAAAGTTAATTTACCGTCAGGAACAACAAGACCCGCTGCACCACCTAGAATTAAATCGTCTGCACTTGCATCCCACTGCATAAACGCGCTGGCTGTATCTCCAAAAAATTTAACGTCATAACCAGTATCATCCACACCCACAGTTAAAGTAGCATCTAGCTGAACTGCGCCATCAATATCCACAGCATCAAGGTTGGTCGTTCCATCAACGTCGATGTTACCGCTAATATCTAAAGAGCCAAAAGTTCCAACGCCTGTTGTGGTAATGTTGCTTGAACCGTTATTTATTGCGCCAAAGCCAGATGTAATAGACCCTGAGTTTAACGCGCCAGTAGTTACAATATTTCCTCCACCTACGCTGTGGCTAGAAAAGTAAGTAGATACCGTGTCTACGTTGGTCATACGCATTGTGCCAGCATCGTTAATTAAAATGCCGTCACCGCTTGCTACCGCTGTGGTTCCCCTAGACGTACCACCGTCGATCAAGTTTATTTCTGCACCTGTAGTCGTTATCGCAGTGCCAGCATAATTTAAATTACCCGCAGCAATTACAATCTCGCCTGTACCCTTGGGGGTCAGAGCTATGCCGATATTTGTGTCACCGCCTGTAGCGGCAAGAATGGGATTGCTGCCACTAGCGTTGTTTGTAATTTCTAGTTGATTAACCGCAGAACCTGTTGTTTGAAACACAACCAACTCATTGCCATTAGCGTCCGCAATAAAACCGCCGTCAGCAATCTTGGGCGCAGTAAGCGTTTTATTAGTAAACGTCTGCGTTGCAGCAATCCCTGCGATTGTATCTGTAGTCGCGGGTAACGTAAGCGTGACATTACCACTAAAGGCTCCGTGAGCGGGAGCTTTTATCTCAGCATAATGCGCGTTGCTTGACTCGCAATAAAATTTAACAACAGACTGCGCTCCACCGTTCTTTAAGTCAATAACACCTGTTGAAATTGCTACATTGCCGCCAGCGGTAATTGTTCCTGTCGTGGTTAGTGAAGTAGCTCCATCATTAACAAATATGTCCGCCGCAGACGCAGTAATAAACACCTCGGCACTACCGCTAAGACTAATAGCATTGTCAGAGTTTGAGCTTTCTGTAACAGAACGAGTAAGCGTTGTTCCGCTAGAGGTAAAAACACCGCTTCCTATCTCAAAATTAGTGCCGTCTTCTATGGCATAACGCACCGTCTGACCGTTGGTGATTCCAGCTTGTGCAAAGGATTGGTAGCCAGAAAGCGCACTGCCCAAAGTAATCGTTCCAGTACCCGTGGTACTGGTGGACATTTTTGCACGATTTCCAAGAACAACTGCCATATTATGCTATCCGTATAATTGCGTTACTTGCGTCCGCTGTAGGAAAAACAATAGTAAAGTCACCAGAGCTTGCGCCCTTATCCGCTCCAAAGTCTAAAACAACCACAGACGGATCGCCACTAGCCGCTTCGTTGTATATCAACCCACCTCTTACAGAAGAGATTGTTACGTTGGAAAACACCTCGTCAGCAAAGTCTGTAAGCGCCGTTGTGCCGCTAGTTGTTGGCGTTACGCTTGTTAGGAAGTTACCCTTCGCAGTGTAATTTGTTCCTGTAACTTCGTTGCTACTGGTGTAAGCAGTGGTTGCTGCGGTAAAGCTGGCGCTGTTTGTGTACAAAGCCATTTTAAACTGGTCGCTTGCTGCGGTGAAATTGTGTGTGCCTGTCATCAATTCTTTTTTAAAAGATGTACACATGAAGTTTCCTGAGAACGCCATTTACATTTTCCTTATATATTCGGCTAACGTGGGATGCCCCGCTTCTTTAATCGCATTATATACCGTAGTACGGTCACTTTGGATAGCCTGTTTCATATAGATGACCAACAGCTTCTCAATGCTATCTCGATAGGCAATTGCTTGATCTCGCAGCGTAGGATGCGCGTCTTCAGAGAAAGCAACGATCTTACCTACGCAACGATGCGCCACTTCTTCAGGAGTTGCTCCACGATTGTTAGTGGTTTGAACGTCAACCTTAAACTCTCCGAAAGACATATTGTTCATGTTCTAGCTTTCCTGATCGGACCATAACGATACTCATCTGCAATTTCTTGGCCTTCGCCCAGGTTTTTAAGTCTAGACAAACCTTCTCTAAAACGGCCTTCGTACAAGGTCATGAGGTTCGCGTCCCCCTTCATAAAGGTGTATGCCTCGGAAAGACACCCGTACAACAAAGTCATACGACCATCGTCACTTAGCCAAGAAGTGGTGGCATCCTCTCCAATAACAGATAAAACGCCAGTGGCGCCGCTACTTGAACCCGTTAAAGTCTCACCAACCGTAAAAGATCCACTGGGTATTTTTACCGTAATTGTCGTAGAAGAAGGAACCGCAATAACCTCTGAGGATTGGCCGCTGCTTGAACCCAAAATTGTGTCAGAGGTTGTAAAGGTTCCTGACACACTCGTCATGGTTAATGTAAATGTACTCACCGTTAAACTGGCAGGTCTATAAAAATATGCAAGTTCTACAGCATAACTACTGTTTGGCGTTGGCCCCACGATAAAGTTGTCCGCATCAAATTGCGCGTAATAAATAGGGACACCTGTAGTAGTAGGGTCAGGAGTGTATGTCTGCACAAAGTCTAAATCTTTAAACAGCAAAAATACCTTGTTGCTGCTAACGATGGTGCTAAGAGAAAACGGCGCAATAAAATCAGAAGGCGTTGTTAAGAACTGGTTGCCCGAGGTTAACGTTCCAGAGGCATTCCGTTGAAACACTGAAAGTTGAACGTTTTTTAAAATGCGTTCCTCTGTCATTCTTATAAACAAAGGTAGATTACGAATGAACGCTGCTTCATCGTTATCGGTATATTCTTGAATTGCTGTCTTAAGTGTGGAGTATGTGAAGCTCATGTTGTTACCGTGACCTTTCCAACAGAACCTTCTGCAATAAGATTATTAGGCGTTAAAACTCCATCCCCGCCACCAAAACTTCGCAAGCCAACAGGGTTAAAGCCGTATTGAATATTTCTTTGTGCGTCTAAATCTGACTCAGGCCGAGGGTTCTTCAAGGCTTGCGGATCTGGGCCAACCCTAGGAGGAAAGAGTTGCGGGTGCTTTGTTTCAAACTCGTCTTTACCTACCTTAGCTCCGGTCCACTCAACACGCATGTCTTTTAACCGATACCGAAATCCGGATCGATCAGATATTCCATAAGCGTTTTTGTCAGAGGCGTATGGCATACTAAACCCTCAAGTATTGGAAGCTAGGCTGTAACTTTAACGGAACTCGGTCCTCATCCTCATCAGACGCTCTTTGGAACTCCTCCTCATAGACAGTCTTTAGCATTTGAATACGATCTGGCGTTCTCTTCATTGCAATGTAATACGCCAAGCCAGCTACCATACAAGGATAAAACCTAAACGGCATATCGGTTGTATTAACCAGCGTATCTGCATCATCAATGCGACGAACATAATGATAAACCAGTTGATCGGTAGAGTTTTCAGGTGTTGCCCAAAGATTTAAGATAGGCGTAATCTGACGATCAAAATAAAACTGGCTAGGCCGACCCTGAGTAGTCTTGTCGGGAAGAGTGACGTACTCCCCACGACTAATTCTTGTAATCTCAAAGTCTGTTCCGTCGCGGCGCAACACAATCTCTAAGACATCAACAACGTCCGCGGCCAACGTTACTGCGCTAGTTCCTTGCGTTAAAGTTACCGTTTCTGATTTGACCGTCCACATGTTAATGCCCCTGTTCGCCCAATCAGCGAACATAAGGTTTAACGATCTACGAGCGGTACGAGCATCATACCCAGTGCGAACTTCAATCCCGCAGCGTTCGTATGCTTCTTCGATGACCTCACCGACATCGAGGTTGAAGTCCCTGGATCCTGATACTGTCATGGCCTTAACTCATATGTGGTTTCTGGTTGGTTTTAACCATTACTGCGCCACCGTTTTTGTAGCCCATAACCTTGCCACCCATTGCCATGCCCTTGGACTTTACCTTGCCACCCATTGCCATGCCCTTGGACTTTACCTTACCGCCCATTGCCATACCTTTGGCTTTGACTTTACCGCCCATTGCCATGCCCTTGGACTTTACCTTACCGCCCATTGCCATACCTTTGGCTTTGACTTTGCCGCCCATTGCCATGCCCTTGGACTTTACCTTACCGCCCATTGCCATACCTTTGGCTTTGACTTTGCCGCCCATTGCCATACCTTTGGACTTTACTTTACCGCCCATTGCCATGCCCTTGGCTTTGACTTTTCCACCGTTTTTCATGTAGCCCATTTTGTTGCGAACCGATTTAGGCAGTTTTTTCAAACCAGTTTGATCTTCTGTAGGTTGTTTCATGTCCGTACTCCTTTAAAACTGACGCACTGCGCCTTTGGTAGTCTTGCGCCTGTCGGCCATTATCGCCCCGCAGCCTTTCGCGACCGCTTCGCCTTTTTTGCTTTTGCCTTTGTACGGCCTTTTTGCTCCGTTGATTTCAATGTCTCCACCGAGACTATATCCTTTGACCTTGGCTTTTTTGGTGTTGCTGACAACAGTTTTTCCTTTTCTGCCAGCCGACTTTTTTTTCTTTGCAGTCGCAGCTCTATCTTTTTTAGAAAGAGAACGTGCTTTAGCCGCTGGAAGACATCGGTCAGGGTTCTTCTTGTCTTTTGAAGTACCGCACTTACCCTTGATTTTACCATCGGTCCCAATCCTAACCCAATTCTGATCACGCCATTTCTTTAGCTCACCCATCTAAGCCTTCTTCCTAGAAGAATTAACAACCTTTTTTAAAGTCTTGGCTTGCCCAGCATGTAGCTTTGAGGCTTTGTTTAAACCCTTTATAACTTTCTTAACTTTCTTTTTATTGCCCTTAGTTAGAGTCATTTCTTCTTCCTCTTACTACCCTTCGCATAGTTTGGGTCTTTGCAATACTTAGATGCAGCCATGTTCGCATAAGCAGAGGGATATGTATCAAAGGTGCGTTTGGCCCACGCTTTACCCGCAGGACATATCTTACTGCCTTTTGATTTAGCAGACGCTTTACCCCCGTTCTTGTAGTATACAAGATTTTTAGGTTCTTTACTCGGTGGTTTTGACACTTGCTGTTTCATCTGCCCTCGGGACATAGCCATAGTCACGCTCCATGTACGACTTTATGTACGATATCTCTGATGCAATAACCTCTGCTTTTTTATCTACAGAAATTAAAGTTTTAGTTGTCCAACTTGCCCAGCTATAGGTAACCGCGCCAACCCCGCCAATAAAGGCCGTAGCCACGATAACTATGAACTGCTTACCTAACATTTCCAACGCTTCCTTGCTTGACGAAGTCTGCTGTTTGGATCCTTTGCAGCCTTCGGAAACTTCTTCATCTGTCCCGCAGAACGAGCGCAATAAGACTTGCGCCTCTTCGCGTCCTTACTGCCCTTCTTAACCTTGCCGGTAACCGCAGTCTTTAACTTAGAACCAGGGTTGGCTCTTCGATGAGCCGCAACTCCAGCCTTGGTCATCCCCGCCCCAGACTTAGTGGAGCGGTAATTCTTTTTTGTGCGCCTGATCGGTTTATCACCCATGACGATTAGTACTCTTTACGCATCTCAAGAATGATAGTGTACGTGTCGGCGCTAGTATGCCCCACCGTGGTAAACAAAATGTCACCGGTCTTTCCAGAACCCGAGTTATTAGTCAGACCCCCAAAGATAGTGTAGTCATGATTGCCGCTTTGGTTTTCACCTAGCTCAATACACAGAATGTTAGTAGTTGCATCCCATAGGATTTGCACCTTCATTCCAATACACTGCCACCAGATGCGCTCTATCACTACTCCAGTGCAGGCTGTGCCGTCAGAGTTAGAGGCCAACGCTGAAACATCAACCTTCTTTACCGCAGACTCGCCTGAACCATCAGAGATGTTAGTGAACTTTTGAATGACCTTTTTTGAGCCATCAAAAAGCGTTTGTGTAGCTACAGCATCAGCCATCTCACACTCCTATTTATGCGATTTGCACATACTCAATGATGAACGTAAACGAACCCGCAGTGGTAGCGTCAACCGTATTGGTGATGTTACAGAAGATTGTACGTTCTGCTGAGGTGTACTGAACAGAGGCTGGAGCAGTAGTGCCGTCCTGAGTTTGCAAAACCAACGCGGTTACGGTCACGTTATGCTCAACAACAGTCGTACCGCCATCTAAGATTTCATCAGTCTGAGCCGCAACGATCTGTGCGCCAGAGCTAGATGTCCCAACCTCATACCCAATATCACCTGTTCCGATTACTGGCGAGGTATCACAGAAAATCTTAATGTCTGTAATGATTGTGTTTGCTGGTTGTGTGAACTCACCAATCGTTGGACTATCTCCTGCTGTGGTGTTCACAGTAACGCCAGAGGCAAAACCAACGTGTTTTACAAACTTGTTAGTGACAATACCAGTGGAAGCCGTGCTTGCTACAGTGGTTTCTGTACCCGTTGTAGCGTTTTTAGATATGATTTGAAAGCCGCCTTCAGAACGAACTGGGCCCGAAAAAGTAGAATTACCCATGAGTATCTCCTGTCTTGGGTTAGTCAGATGCTTCATGCACCTGTCAGGGATACCGTGATTGTACAATACGTTTAAACAAAAAGAAAGGGGCCATCCGAAGACGGCCCCAGTTTACAATACAGGGAGGTTGTATCGCAGTATTATACGCCAGGAGATCCAAAAACGCAACGAGGATCTGAGAACCCAAACGAGTAACGCTCACGGGCTTTAAACCGCATGTTACCAGTGTCGAAGTCCGCTTCCATGTTGGTTGAAAGAGGCGTCCGCTCAAAGTGGATGAACCCGCGAGGAGCATCGGTCAAGACGTAGAACGCATCTGGATCTGTCAAGAAATCGTTGACGGCGTAACCACCGGGCAACATTCCCATAGTCCGAATTGCGTTTGTATCGTTGTCCGAAGTACCTACCCGAAGTTCAGTGTTGAGTATCCGTTGAGCTACAAACTGTAGCTGGCGCGGGATAATCATCTTCACACCACGAAGAGCAACCTTTAGACCACGCTCGTCAACAAAACCAGCGATGTTGATAAGAGCGTCCTCAAGAGAGGTTTCGTTCAAATCAGCAGCTGACACGTTGTCAAGAGTTCCACCGTTAGTCAGTGGGTGATCCGAAGCACAGAGAGCTTTACCGTCACCACCTGCTGAAGCACCCGCAGTAAACGCATTGTTAAGAACCGCAGCGGCCTTAACTTGTTTACTGTGAGCCATCGAACGAGCAAGGGCTTTGGTATAGCGAGATCCAAGACGATCATAGAGATTGTCCTCGATTGCTTCTTCCGTAATCGAGAAGGCCAATGCAAGAGTTTCGTGATTATAACGAGCGGTGTACGCTTCGTTGGCATCATCAAAACTAATTGCTGCACCTTCCGCTTTAGTGGGCGCAGCGCCAAATCCACTGAGCATCACCTCTTCCTCGAACGCTCTGTCCGAAGATTCGGTTGTGTAGATTTCTGCGTGTTGACCCTCGTACCGGTCGTACTCCATTCCAAACAGAGCGTTGAGGCCGGGTTCTAGCTCTTTCGCTAGTTGTGCGCGAGAAATAGCCATTATCTATACCCTTCCTTATACGCCAGTTGTTGAAACAGTGGCCGCTGCAATGGAGCCTGTCGGCGCATTGAAGTGGTTGTTTAAACGAACGATTAACGGGATACCAGCAGCGGTAAAGTCGCTATTTTCTGGGTCATCAAGAACACCCATAATACGACAGAACAACGTGTTGGTGGTTGCGATGGTATTTAAATCCGCAGTTGCAGAAGAAATACCAGTGGTAGTAGAACCACTATTACCTGTAGCTAACGCAATGTTAGCGAAGACCGCAGCACGAATTTCTGCTTCAGTGTTTGCCGCAGCAACAACGTTAGACGTTGCAATGGTAAACAGTTGAGCAGGGTTATCGTACAAGAAAGCCTTTACAGGAAAGTTAGAGTCCGCTCCAGATCCGGGCCAAAAGTTGGAAAAGATCTTTTCACCGGTAGTAGAAGACACGTATTCGCAGCCGTTAAAAACACCAACCGTAGAAACGTTACCGCCAGCCGCAGCTTGCAGATCGTCAATGACCCCCGCAGCCAACGGAATAACCGCCATGCCTTGGAAGATCGGGTTGCTGTTATCTGATGCGATACGATATTCAGTTGTACCGGTGGTGTTAGCGGCCGAACCTAAAACACCATACGGGCGAAACCCGAAAGCGACATTAGAATTTGCCATGATAGCACCTCAAATTTTAATCGGAGGCTCTCCCTCCGAAAGTTACACGGGATTGCCGTTTATTACTAATCGGCATTGAAGGATGTTGCTCCTTCATTAAGTCAGAATCTACAGCGACCATTTGATCTCGGGTCTGTAATCCGTAATATTCAGCACGTTCTTTCGCTGTTTCTTCAGGCAGTCTGCAAAGCATTAGTCCACCGTTACCGATTATCCCAACATACTGCCCATCATCAATTGTGGGGTACTGATAGTCGGGGTACTCATCTGCACGAACCGGTTCCCATCCTTCACGAAGTTTTGTATAGACATTTGTTTTGTCTTCTTCGCCTCGCATGGAAATCCTAATCCATCTTTGTACATACCCTGGAGGACAGGGCGGAGCATCTAATCGTTGGGGCGGAGCCCATGGTTTACGCCGCTCAGTATTTTCGCGAGTTGAGCTTTCTCGAGTTTTTCTTTCAGCCATGGTCTAATCCTTCACAAATTTTGCGTATTCAGCGAGAGGGACGTTAAGTTTCTTCGCCATCACAACTTGCCTCTGGGTCAGCCTGACCGACTTAGTACGCTTCTGGTTAGTATTACGAGAGGCTGAGGATGCAGCAGAAGCGACCTGGGCACCCCCTCCCGATTTCTTAACAGCAAACTTGTTTGGAAACTCCGAACGCATTCGCCTATCTACCTCTGTATAGTAGTCATCAGACGTTGGGTCAAACCCTTCTTGAGTAACCATCCTATTGTGGATAGCAAACACAGACGCCGTCATTACGTCATCGTCACCAAACCAAGTGTTTTTCTTAGCCCAAGCATCTGCTTTAGGATCTACTTGTGGTGCCTGTTGTTGTTGAGGAGCGGCCGGCTGTTGAACAGGTTGTTGCGCCTGTTGTTCTACCCGCTGTTTGGCGGCTTCAAAGCGGCTTTCATCGTACTGAGCCCTGTTTAAAGCCTTTTGCGCGGCCAACATTGCTTCAGTATCGCCATCGTCCGCGGCTTGAAGGTATGCTTTCTCCGCTGCGGATGTCTCAGACTGAACACGATTTCCGTATTCATTAAGATACCCAGTATCTAGTTGTTGAACTCTTGCCTGAAGCTGCCTGTTTTGTTCTGCTAGCTTTTCCGCAACCTTAGTCGCTTCTTCTCGGCTAGCCTGTTCATCACGATACCGCTGGTTAAGTTGGCGTATGCGTTTCTGCACACCCTTACTATACTCATCCAGTTCCTCCGGATCTTCCGCTACAGGTTCAGGAACAATTTCAACTTCGGGCTCTGGTTCAGGAGAGGCCTTCGCTTCTTTAGGCTCCTCTTCTTGACCCTCAATCTCAACTTCAATTTCTTCTTCTACCTCGTTAGACATGTCTGACATCATCTGGCTCCAACAATGTTGCGATTACTTCATCGTCATTAAGAATACGGACTTCTCCACCATCGATCTTAAATCGAGATCCGGAGTATCTGCCGATGCAAACCCATTGGCCTTCTTTACACCAAGGTGTGCCTTCAAACTTGTCTTGATCCTTATATGCCAAAGGGCCCAACTTGAGAACATATGCCACAACAGTAGCAACAGTTTCTCTTTCCCGAACCTCGTCCGGTATATGCAGGCCAGAAGCTGTCTTTGATTTTCCTTGATATGGCATGACCAAAACCCGCCATCCGGTAGGTTGTGGTAGTCTTTCCATCAAGGTCTTTTCCAGAAGGGAAGGGTCTAACACCCGAGCTTCAGGGGGAACATACGCTGTTTCGGATACGTCTTTAGATCGATTGTCCTTAACTTTTTTAGCTACATGTTCAGGAAGAAATAATGTCTTCGACATCGTCTTGATTACTCTCCAACAGGGTCTTGATTTCTTCTTGCACTAGGGAAAGGCCCCGAATTTCCCCGACAAGCATCTTGTAATCTTCCCAAGTTTTAACGCTACCTTGGGACATAGCGAATGCAATGTCACTCTCCCTTGCACGAAGAACTTTGTATAAGTACTTAGAAAAGTCTACTACATCCATAAGCATATCCGTATGGCCGTCTTATGACGTTGTCAATCGTCGTTGTATATATTGTCGAAGATTTTAGTAACGTCTAGCGTGTAATCTAAGTCAGACTTAGAGTAATGTATGTGTTGAGAGGGCCGAAAGTCAGGGGCGCCCTCTCCCGTTTCAAACCAAGCAGGGTGCGTTACCCGTACTCGATTGTTAGGCAAAGCTACAATATTACCTGTATACTCACCCGCATCCAACAACTCCAATACATGGCTCTGCTTATGCTGGGCAGGATCATCAGCTATCTCGCTGTCTGTGTAATCCACTGTAAACAAATACTTTGCAGGATAGAACTCACTGTCTATCTTTGCCATCCAAGGACAAGGCGTTGCCCTGTCTAACTTGTAAACCGCATGAGTATGCGATGAACAATCCCAAGGTTGGGCCGAATGCACCGCCATTGGCATAGGCCACTCCTCGTATGGAGTATCCGCCACTAAAGCCGTGATTGGCATTCTTGCCCACATTGCGCCACCGTGCACGTTAGGTGTGTCTTCTATGTCAGCCTCACAACCAGTGAAGATAACCTGAAAACTCAAGCACCTATTAGGCATGGTGGTGACGGCAATCGCCATCGCATGTAAGAACTCCCCGTGATACCCGTTATGATTATATGTATACTCTCTCCGTACCCAGCATTTAAAATGTGGAATATTACTTTGAAGGTATGGCATTTTGCTCCTTAATAAATAGAATGTTTCGTTGGATCTTCTAAACGTGTGGGCACACAGTACGCTACAGCGCGATCTGATAACCCAATCCCATGAGTAGAGTACCTCTTCACCAATGACTCCGCTACCTTGTTGCAGTAGTTTACCTGTTTAAAGTACATGTCATCAATAACTAAAGTACGCTCGTCCCCATACCCTAGATACAGCATGAGAACGAACACATGCATCAGAACATGATTTCGAAATGTGGAGCATCGATAAAGGGCCTACGAGATTGAGATCTCCGGGTGTCTATGTAGGAAACCATCGCATGTTCCGCCGTTCCAGGGTAATCCCCTAGATCGTCAATAGTCCACGCAGCGCCCCACCGTAGTTTCACTCCCGCAGCCGCGGCGCCCTCCTTCATGGCATCAGCAATCTCGTCGTATAAGTTTAGCTCCCACCGGCCACCGCCCTCGCAGTAAGCCATCAGATCAACAGCGTTGCCGTCAATGTGTTTTGATTTCATGGTTTGCGAGGCCCCTTTTGCGACCAACGCCCTCTGTTCGTCTATCGTTCTCAGTCCGCAAATCACACTGAAGTCCTGCTTCGTAACGCCGATAGCGTACTTCACGACCGTTACCAGTTCTTCGTTGACACCTTCTAGCCTTGATAGGCTTCGCTTTCCTAACTTGTATCCCATAATTATTTCCCCGCATATTTAGAGATTGCTCTATTTCCAAACCAAAAGGCCTGCATCCAATCACCACCAGCCTGCGTAACCTTAACCATAATCACAACCTTCGTGGCTACGAACAATCCGAAAAAGGCATAAGTAACAATAGGACGAACACTACCCCGAAGACCGTTGATAAATCCGCCAGCGTCGATAGATCGGTCATGCTCATACAATCCCTTCGTTTCCGCGATATCCGCCTGCTTATCTAACTCAACTAGCTTCATCTCAGAACGTTTCTGAGCAAGCTCTGTCTCTAGTTGCATCATCTCCATACGATGCTTTTGTTGTTGGTTAGCTTTAAAATAACTAAGCACCTCGGGGAGAAATGAACTCCCAAAGCCTAGTAAACTTCCCAGTAATGCCATCATTTTTCTGATCCTAACCATACGGCGAATGCGCCTGTCATAGCTCCCGTTACGGTTGCAGTCAGCGCAGTGGCTTGCGTACTGACAACATCCTGCGGCAACGACATAAACCACTCAATCACACGAATATACATAACAGTCATCACCAACATCATAAGCCGAGGCATAACCTTCCACGCCAAAAACTTCTCCATAGTCATTAGAAACCTCCTTTCAGGCCATCTAATATCTCCGATAAACTAGGGCGTTTATCCTTCTTCTCATAAAGACAACTAAAAACCTTCGGACACTCTGAAAAACTCTTCGTAGGGTAGTGATACCCCAAACCACCATAACCCGCTGTAAAACGATAAACACAAACCTTTTGACCGTTTTCGCCCGTAAGTCGTTTCCACAGATGACACGGTACGTGTTCAGGATTAGCTACCCCCGCAAGAGTTACAGACAACATTAAAACTTTTATCATTGCGTAACCAACATTATTAAATACATACCACCACCTAAAACACCAATTATTCCAAGACTTAACGCACCAATAGCCATGTTGTTCTGTATTTGGCGTTTGGCTTCCATAGCGCGATACACCGTTTCCTCGCGTTCTGCGCGTATCTTGCGCCGCATACCCAACATCTCATCGTAAGTTCCCAAGCCAAACCTGTAGTCCAGCATGAACTTAATTTCTTTCTCTTTTTCAAGCAGGGTCTTCTTGCGGATCACGATATCCATAGCTTCTTGCTCTATGTTATCAGTTCCGTGCGTCTTTTTATCTAACCACGTAGGATTTTTACGTTGTGTTTCTGCCTTGGAAATATCTGCAACAGCACAGTACCACTGCCCAAGCTGTTTGCTAACGTCCTGCATTTCACGGCCGGCGCCAACAAGCATTTTTACGCCTTTAAAGGCCGCGTTAGCTGCTGCAAAGGCTGTGACAGGATCTATCATAACACATCTCTAACTAGGGATTTACCCCCTACGAGCCATAGCTTGACGTTGAACGTCTATACGCTCCCGATTAACATCGTTCCTGTTTTGAGCGATCTCTTCAGTGCTTTCAATCCGAGCGGCATCAGTAACAGCGCGTTGCTCCATCTTAGCAGACTCAAGCATAATCTGGGCCTCGTCCTCTTGTGCCTTACGCTGAAGCTCCTTGTCCTTGATCTCCACCTCTTTCATGCGGATCTGTACCAATGGATCCGACATAGGATCTTGACCCGGAGGCGTAATCTCATCCAGAGTGGCTTTCATAATCTCTAGCTCTTGCGCCGCAACAGCCTTCTCCATTTCAGCAGGATCCTGCATTTGCTGCTGTACTTCTTGGATTTGCATCTGCGCCGCCATAGGATCGATCAAACCTTGTTGTACTTGCTGCTGTACCTTTTGAACCAACTCTTGGATCTCTTGAACGATACTCGCCCTCGCCTTCATTGAGATATGCTCCTGAAGGTGTGCGTAGAACGTACCCATAACTTGTGGAGAAGTCATAATTAAAGGCGTTCTCATAAACATAACGTGAATAGCTATGTGAGTATCGTGGTCCTGTTCTTCAAAGGCCACCAGTATTTCACCCATCAAACCACGGGCGTTCTCAATAGCAGGGTCCAACGGCTTGGGCTTTGGTGCCGGCGGTAGTATCTCATCAATGTTCTGTACTTCCAACGCCTGATACATACGCCGGTATGCCGCGTGTAAGTTATGCATCTGAGGATTAGATTGCGCCAACTGCAACTGCGTTTGAGCCAAAGTAACCCGCTGCGCCATCGAGAAGATGTTAGGATCCGACACCGGTATAACATCTACCCGACCGTCAAAGTCCTGCGCCTTAATGCTTCTCTCGCCACCAGCTACATCATACGGATATTCCTGATCCATATTCTCTGCACAGATACGAGCCAGAATACGGAACTCATTCTTCTGAGCATAATGCAGCCGCTTGTGAATGGCTGACATCACCTTCATGCCACGCTCAAGCATAGCAACAGTCGTACCAACAGGTGTCTCTTGGTTCATATTACTGGTCTGTTGATCAGCCAGTGATACAAAGCGGCGTCCGCCCTCCACCAAAGCGCCTAGAAGCTGTGCTAGAGTGGCACTAGGCTCCTTGTACGGCAATGGTATAATAGAGTCCCTAATGTTGCCCCCAGGGGCGTCTATATCACGCCACTCTCCGGGCTGTAATGGCTCATCATCGTTGCGTAACCGCACACCCCGAGCCTTAAATCCAGCCGGCAGGTTTGCCAAAGTACCCGCATCAATCAACTGACGCAGAATACTGGTCGCAGCGCGGCCCAAACCACCAATCATGTGGATCAAACCAAAGCCATAGAACCCAAGACCGGGCATAAACCGGTAGTGAACAAAGAACTGACGCTTCTTAGCGAAGTCTGTTTCAGCCTCAAAGTTCCTGCGTATCGCTAGAACCTTACCAGAAGCCTCGTCCAAAGTAACAATGTAAGGCAGATGAATACCCGTTGGCTCCCCATCAGGAGACATGTCCTCAAAGCCCTCAACATCCAGATCGACATGCATCTCCAACAACGTGTAGATTTCGTCCTGATAAGTGCGGGATGTACCCTGTATCTCATCAACCTTCTGCCGAACCTCGTCAGGCTCTGCGTCAGACGCCTGTAACTCGATGTCCTTGAAGAACCCAGCAATCTGCATCTTGCGAACTTGGTTGTAATCCATACGCAAAACATGAGTAACCCTAGATGCCGACTGTAAATCAGCCGCAGCGTAAGGAACAACTAAGTCCTGAGCCGGCACAAAGGTCGAAACAGCCCTTTGCTTGGACTCGTCAAAGTAAACTTTCTTGAACGTAGATCCGGACATAGGAAGATAAAACAACAACTGATCCATCTCAGGATCGTATTCTTCCATCACTTCCGTAATCTGGTAATTCAAATAATCCTTAACGCGATTAGCCTGCGCCTCTACATTCGCGTCCTGCTTGCCCAAAATCTGCGTTTGAACAGGGCCACCCGCCGGCAGCAACTCTTTGTATGCTTGCGCTTGAAACTGAGTTACAGACTCCACAATCAAAGGATGCGTAACGCCCGAGGCACCCTCAAAGGGTTGGGTGCGATCCTCTTGCTTAATACCTAACTGGTCTAAACCCTTGGTATATGTCTCTTCCCAATCAGATCGAGACTCCAAATCATCCTCGTAAGAAGCACGAAGCTCACTTGATAACTCGCCCAAGTACCCATCATCCAAGTATTCCGCTAAGTTAGCGTCATGTGGAATGTCCTCGGGTATCTCGTCCCCCAAAACCTCTTCCAGAAGCTCCTCAATGGTAACACTGCCATCCTCGTTAGGAATAATCTCCGCACCCATGGCAAAATCCATTGGCTCCGGAACATCAACTTCCGTTTGCTCCCCAGTTACATCAAGAGGCATCAAAGATGGATCAACAAGAGATCCCATGGGTCGAGGTGGCAGGGCCATCAGTAATACTCCCGATTACGCGGTCTATATTCGTCCTCAAAGGTGTCATCTCCCTCCAAGGAAACAAACCCACCCTTGCGAAAACGCATTAATGCTAAGGTCATACTATCACAAAAGTCATCGTTGTCACCATTAGGAAATGAAACAACCTCCTCAATGACCTCTTCACTGAATTTCTTAGTAGTCGGAGCCCAAACCTTGCCAGCCTCAAACAACGGAGCAATCATATGCATCCGAGTGATCTTGTCCTGACCCTTACCGGGCGAAAAACCCAAAGCAGGAATGCCGTGCAACCGTAATTCATCAATCAAGGGTTGTCCTGTGGCTTTTGCCTCAACCAGAACCATGTCTGGCTCCCAGTATTCGTGTTCCTCAAACGCAATTTCCTTTAACTCTGGGAAATTCCAGCGATCACGCCGCGCATCCATCAAAATTATGTTGTCTCCGGTCCCATCCTCGGGGTCAAAAATCCCCCAAGTCGTAATTGCGCTGTAATCCGCAGTCTCTTTCTTGGAAAACGCCGTGTCATACGCCTGAATTATGTATTTAATCGTGGGAATCTTCTTTTTTTCCCACTCGCGCCACCATTCACGCTTAATTATGGCCGATTCGGACGCAGTTGGGTTCTGTTGCCACTGAGCGTTCCACTTTTGAATGGGCAAAGACGCCTTAATCGAAAGCAAAGCGTCCTTATCCCAGAACTGGGGCCATAATGGGTTATCACTGGGTAGTATTGCAGGAAATTCTACAACCTCCCATTGATCTGCCAGTATATCCTTGCCCTGTTCCGCCAACAAACGGCCCGTCAAATCCTTTTTACCCCAGCGGGTCATAACAACAATGATAGTTCCGCCCGGTTGCAAACGCTGGCGAGGCCCGGAAGTGTACCACTCATACGCATGATCAAACGCAGTCTCGCTTAATGCGTCCTGTTCCGAATGAGGGTCGTCAATGACAAGCAAGTCCGCGCCGCGGCCAGTAATCGCAGCCCCAACACCCGCCGCAAAGTACTCCGCGCCCTTGTCAGTGCCCCACTTACCCGCGCCCTTGTTGTCTTCCTTGAGGTTAGTTTCAGGGAATATCTCTTTATAGGCTGGGTCATCAATCAAATCCCTTACTTTACGGCCAAACCGAACGGCCAACTCCGTGTTGTGCGTAGCCTGAATAATCTTGAGCTTCGGGTTCCTACCCAAAAACCAAGCAGGCATTAAATAACTGGCAAACTCAGACTTGGAATGACGAGGCGGCATGTTAATAATCAAACGCTTTAACTCGCCCCGAGCCACACGCTCCAGCTTCTCCGCAATAATCCGGTGATGACGGCCCTCGATGAAGTTATCATACACATGATGAGCAAACGGCATGAAGTAATTCTCCGCCTGTTCGCGTATGTCTAACTTCCGTTTGGCCTCAGTTAGCGCCAAAATCTCTTTCAGCGCGTCCTCTGGTAGTGCTTGTAAATTCACTGTGTTCTTGCTCTACGCCCAGGAACGTATGGTGTGTAATTACTCTCAACCATTTCCGGTACATAGTACGGACTGATCTTCGGACGCTCCGTTATCGGTATGTCAATCACAACACCATCCTCCTCCTCCTCCTCTGCCTCTTCGGCAGGAGCCGCAGGACCGGGAGCCGAAGGCTCATCAATCCGTCCGCATATCGGTTGGCCCGTGGCAGGATCAAACACCCGAGCATAACCAGAAGGACAACCCAGATCGTCGTTGTTCTCGTTGTTCATATCTACAGGAACATACTTCGGGGCGCTTTCCCGTTGAGTGCCAGTACCTTCGCCAGTACCTTCGCCGCCCGTGCCGTCAGAAGTATCATCGTACATGGTTCTGGGCTCACGGTTGTCAGAGGGAGATGTAGTCGAAGTAACGTCTTCAACATCTCTAAGTTCACCAATATCCGGAACAGTGACAGAGGTAGGAACCAACGTTTTCTTCAGTGCCGCAGGAATACCTATAGGTTTTTTATCTTTGGTTTCTACAGTAGAAGCTGGCATGTCAGCATCACCAATGCCTTTGAAAAACTGTCCTTTTATATTTTGAGCGGAAGTTAGTCCCTCCGCGAACCGCGCACGTTGACGCGCCAAACGGTTTTCAAGACTAAAGGGATCTTGGCCCAAATCACTTTTAATTTTTTGATCCGTCAACACCAATGGTTCTAGAGTAGCAGAAGGATCAGACAAAGTTACGTCTGGAGTAATTACACTTGGATCTGGTTTTTTAGAACGAGCATCTGTTCGATTTATTAAAGACACAACGCCTTTCATAATTGCCTCAGTAGAAGGATCAGAAACAGGAGGTAGATCTAACGATGCCTGTTGGGCTCCCTCTAAAGCATCTTGAGTGGCATCAACATCCGTTGGTGCAGAATCAATGATGCTTTTAATATACTGTTGCTCCAAAGAAGGTGCGTATAACGAAGCAACCCCACCAGCCAACCCCGGTATTGGCGGAGTTCCTGCTGAAGATTTTAAGGCAGATATAGTTGAACGGACCTTTGGCCTTGGCACTTTAGCCACCGCTTCCTCAAAGGATATCTCTGGATCAGTCACCGGTACTGCGGCGTCCATCGCCCCTAGAGCCTTTTCACCACGAATTATCCTTGGGGTCTTTGATGCTCCAAGCGGATCCATTATGGCCGGCTCTACGGGAGTAGCAATCGCCGCCAACTGCGCTTGTGTTTCAGCAGTAGGAAACTCTGGGGCTGGTGGACCTTGACGTTTAGGAACAGTAGTATTTCCCGCTGCTATAACTTCATTAACTGCCTGAAGCTGCTCCATTTGAGTGGCTAATTCATTAGCTACCGCAACCTCGTTTTCCGCAGCCGAAACATTACTCTGACTTCTAAGTATTGCATTCTCAGCAGTCTCCAAAGGCCGCATCGCCTCTGCCTCTAAACGAGCCTTCTCCCTTTGAGCATTAGCAATTTGCCGGTCACGCTGCGCGGCCGGTGAATCTACCAACGGAATGTTAGACGGGAAGTTTCTTAATGATCCAATGCCAGCAGGATCTACAGGCAAACCGCTTAAAAGAGCCGCATCCGAGGCTTCAATAGCCTCAACTCCTGCGGCTTTTCCCGCCGCTTCCGTTTCACCACGTTCCTGTCGAGCAAGACGTTCCCTATTCATTTGTGCCGCTATTTGCTCTCCGGTGTACTGACCCTTAGCCGTTGGAGCAAATCTTGACGGAACAATACCGTCCCTAATATTCCCATCGGAATCGTAGATAGAATACTGTCTTGTACTGCCCATATCACCCAAGAGTAGCTCACTTTGAGTTTCTCGTTTGGGTACACGGCCAATAGTGTCTGGAGGAGTGGCGCCTAACTCAGGCTTGCCGGCAGCACGGTTAGCCTCGGCTTGCTGAAACGCTATGTCCTGAAGTCTAGTATCAAGATCAGTCCCAAGATTAAAATCAAAACCAAAAGGCAAGTAATCAGGTTTTTTCCTCAGTATTGCATCAACCACACCGCTTCTACCAGCCGCGGCGCCAACAGACTTTGGTTTGCCACCAGGAACAAGTAAATCAAACTCTGCTTGAGCCTCGGGAGTAATATCAGCGGGTTTTGCCTCACCCGTCTTTTTAACAGTCTCTGCCATTGTTTTGGCCGCTGCAGTTTCGGGATCATATGATTGGTCCCCAGGAATGGGTCCGCGATCCACTGGAGCGTCCGATTGAGGAGGTGCTGGGCGAGGAGGAACTACGGATTCTGAAACAACGCCCGGTATGTTAAAAAGATTATCTTGAGGAAGAACAGTCTCAATTCCCACTTTAGGCTGAACAGGATCTTTTATCAAAACCTCTGGCTTAGGACCAGTAATAACATCCGCCGCAGCGGTTTCAGTGGCAGGAGTTCCTATGGCATCAATAGTCTGACTATAATCTTGCGCCTTAGTAGGAATATTAGCACGGTTCGTGGCAAGTGATGCAGGGCCAGATATCGCAAGACCAGAACCAGCCGCCAATAACCCAGCGTCCAAAAACCTAGGCGCATACAAATTTTGAGGTTGAATACCATCGCCAACAGTAGTTGCCGTCGCTACCTCAGCAATCGAGGGCTCCAAACCTACCTCGCTAAGAACCTCGCCAAGAATGGTGGGCAACGGTAAACCAGCCTTAGCTAATCCGCCAGTTACACCGCCAATAGCACTAGCAAAAGGCGTGGCTTTCCGTTGAGCAGAAGTAATTAAATACTCAAGCTGGCCCGGAGTAATCTGACCCAACTCCCCACCAGCCTTCTTAGACTCCTCATAACGTTTCCGAACATACTCACGGGTCTGGTCGTTAACATCGCCAGCCGTCATGCCGGCACCAGTGGTGACAGCAGTAACAGGATTAATCATAGACGCAAACATAGGAACCATCGTGCCAAGCTGCTGAACTGCCTGCGCCTTCAATGCCTCAGTGTTTACACCCTTTAAACTTTGGTCCTTGAATATCTCAGCCTCTAACGCATCCCGTGTAGACTGAGGAACACTACCCATCATACGCTCGTATAAACGATCCGTAGTATCCCCAAACCGATCTAAAGCACCAGCAACAACATTCTGGTCACCAACAACAGAAGGTAAATCACCCCTAGCAGAACCGCCATAAAGACGCTCCGCAATAGGATCCATGGTAGTCTCACGGGGAACAAAGAACTCAGTCTGATCCGCCAAGCCCTTAGCAGTCAAACCCAAACCCTTCATAACACCGCCAAGAGCAACAGTGTCATAACCCTTGTCTTTTTCAAACTGCTTTAAAAAACGCGCCTCGTTCCTGTCTAAAATCGCCTGTGTCTCAGGGGCGCGTACAGGAGATGCCGCAGTAGCCTGATCCATCAATCTCGCAAGACCCGCGCCACCAAAACCCTGATCCTCGGGAGCTTGAGGATTTACCGTGCGTAACGAACGTAAAGCGTCATCCCTAGATCTCTCCCGACCAGCCTCTATAAGATCCTGAGTAGGGTCATCTATCCGAGCCTGCAACGCCGTGGAAAACCCCGGCTTTAATTGTCCGCTTTCATCATACCGCTCAATGTCCGTGCGGATGTCAAGAGGAACTCCCGTTTCTACCGAAGGAAATTGCTCCGTAAAGGGAACCACAGAAGAAGCAGGAGGTATGTATCGACCACTGCCGCCAAACGGAGACAATAACGCCTCATTGTCATACTCTTGCTGTAACGCCTCAAACAAACCAGAAGGAGGAAGAGGGGGAGCAACATAAGTCTCAGCAAGAGGATCAACCCCACCACCCGCAACCGTATTTGCAGGAACCAAGGGAGCATCCTCAAATACTTGGTCTTGAAAAAAGTTAGTCCCAAGAGTGTCGTTTATGTACTTTCCAAAACCAACGTCACCAATACCCGCCGAGTCATAAGAACTAGCACCAGCACCGTCAAACACAGTAGGACCACCAGCTAAATCACGCTGCTGCTGACGATCACCTAAACTCAACGCAGCAGATTGGTCATCAAAACTAGTCGTATAAGCGGGTAAATTACCTTGACCTGCAAATCCGGGGTTATTTCCAAATAAAGCCGCTTGAGTCGCAGGAGGATAATCAGGGCCTAAAACACTATCAACACCGTTTAAACGTAAATCGGATATTGGTTGAGACATAAACCGAGTCGCTATTTCTTCTTCTGAAGCATTTGCGGCAGGGGATCCTACTCTTCTTTGATTGTCACGGAAAGCAGCGTTTTGCCTACTTTGTGTAGTTTCATCTATATAAATATTATCGTCTATATTAAAAGGAGTGCTTAATGCCCTATCAAGATCAAAACTGCTGGGGGCTCTGGGAGTAGGAGTAGGAGTAGGAGTAGGAGTAGGAGTAGGAGTAGGAGTAGGAGCATAAG